TTCTAACTCATCAATTTTATTTTGTAGTTTATCCAATTCCGCTGGATCTATTTGCTTTCCTTTTCGTGCCTCTTTCAGCTCTGCTAAAAGTTCACCGTTTTTCTTTGCAAGTCCGATTGTTGCTTCATCAACTGCGGCTTTAATTTGCTCTGCAATACTTAATTCTTCTGACATATAACCCTCTGGGTTGTGGTTGACGGCTCTGCCATCGTTAATAAAATCTAAATTGCGTCTTTAATAATTTCAATCGCTGTATCTTGTGGGATTTCACGGATATTTTCAACGTGTTCTGCCGCACCGATAATGTCACCGTGTGAAATATCATCAACTGCACCTGTTGCTTCATCGACTGCTTTTTTAGCACCGTCTGAAACCTTATGAACAATATTATCAAAAAATGACATAAATATTTCCTTACAAATTAGGGTGTGCCGCTGATGAAATGTGTAACACCAACGACACGAGAGTAAACACATGGCGAGTGTTTGTCGCATTTATACAGTATAAACAATAAAAATTCAATTTTCTTTATTTTTTAATTCATCAAGTGTGTAAGTATGACCGCTTGCATCAACAAACCTATCTAATGGCGTTCCATCACGAAATAATTGCGCTCGTGCTTTGCCTAGCACTTCATCTTGAAACGCCTCTGGTTTTTTCTTTAGCCACGTTTGATAAGTTTCGGTTTGCGCAACTTGCCCATCCATCGATGCGCGTGTGCGACCATCAGGGTTTTTAATCCCTAACGCTTGCCATGATTTTAAAACGCTGACCATTGCCGATCTGCATCTAAAATGCGCAGGAGGTCTAACGCCACTATCAAGCGGATAGACTTTACCGTCACGCGCTTGGCATATTGAAGTAGTCCGACCATCGAGTGTGCTTACCCACTGCAACCCACTAAACAAATCATTATTGTTTTGATAAAACTCATCACGCGCGGTATTAGTAGCGTGTGCCATTGCAGTTGATACTAATGCCTGCGTTTGACGTGCGTTTAATGCTATTACACCATCAGTGTATTGGAGTGCTTTTGTGCCGGTGATACGTTTAACCACGTCACTGTAAGATTGCCCTTCAACCAAGCCTATGCGCACCGCGTCTTGAATTCTTGCGTAGCTATCTGCGTCAAGTTTATCAATCCATTCTTTGATAATTTTACCCTGTAGCGGTTTTGATTCAACTGCAGCAAATAGCGTCACAGGTGCAACCGCTACCATATCAAGCACAACAGGCGTTGAATCATCAATGGCTTTAATTTGCCATTCTTGCTCATACTCTGCTGCGTCTTTCATGTTACTGATTAACTCTTTACCAGCTAAATCATAACCTTCATTTAAAATCGCCCGCACTGATTCTAACCGCGCGTCAATCTGCGGGATTGTCATTTGATTATCAAGGTCGAGCGTTTTTAATTGTTTTACTAAATCTTTTTCAACAACACGCAACAAGTCCATGACCTTTTTACTTGTTGATGAATAATATCGCTGCAAATAAATTTCATGTGCAATCGTTTTATCGCGCAGTTGCGTGTTAGCTGATTCTTCCATTACAACATCCCACCAGTTGCAGGCATAACTGCAATGCGCTCCATCTCATCGTCAAACGATACGTCCTGCATGATAATGTCACCAGCGACAAGATTGTCGAATAAAGTTTGATGCGAGATTGATCCGCTTTGCCAAGCCTTAACCAAACTATCCAAGTCCTGAGCTGTCATTGAGTTTGGAATAAAATCACGGTTTAACTCAATTTTAACATCACCATTCACGCCTGACCAATCGCGCAAATACTCCATGACGTGCGTTAATCCGATACTGATTGATTGTGAAATTGAAGCAAGTACACTGTTTTCACTTGATCTGTGAATATTAGCCGTTTGTGCTGATTCTGCTGCGCGTTTTTCAGGTGCTAAGATTCGCGCCCCAAGCGTTGCCATCATTGCCTCTTTTGATCGCAATGCTTCACGCAATTCGCCTAAGCCTTGACCTGTAAATTCAAGATAAAATGCTTTTGATTGCGGATCCGGCAATAGCCATGCCGTGCCACTACCGATACGCAATGACGCGCTTTTATCGTCTGAATAATAGCCAGTGACTACTGGTGTTGGGAGTCCAGTAAAGTGCAAACCGTGTTCATAATCGGCTGTGGTTCTGTAATGCGATAAATTGACATCGACAAGGTCAAGCAATGGTGGTTTATCCACGCAGGGTGAATTGTCACGCACGCCAAAAAACTCAAACGGTATTTTGTTTAATGCTTTACCGTTTATTTGTGGGTAAATTTCATCCACTAAAACAAACTCACCGCGTTTGTCTTTTCTGAAAACACGTTGACGATAAAAGCCTTCAATCAAATCAAGAACGCGCCATTGTGGTTCGCATTTAGATTCAAACTCATCAACTGCGATCTCGTTTTCTTCTTCAAGCACAACAAGTGTTAACTGTTCAACGTTGTTAATGCGCCCCGTTTTCCAGTTAATGATTGATTCAGCATCGTACATGGTTGCGTAAGGTCTTGCGCCTTGTGCCTGAGCTTGTGCAAGTGTTACCGCGTTAACAATAGGTGGAAAATCGACAAGCACGGCACAACGTCCGATAGTAATAACTTCTTCAGATATTACCTCAGCAAATTGATGCAACGATAACCCGCCCATTGTCACGTCTGCAATAATATTATCCATTGCTGCAGGTGCTGTGATGACTTCGGGTTTTAGGAATAGCATTCCCGTTAAGCCGTCAATCGTTCTAGCACTTGCGTTGTAATATAACGCGCGTTGTTTGTAAGCGTAATATTCTGCGTCAGTTTGACCGCTTAAACGCGGCAGGTATTTAATACCATATTCGTGGATCTCGTCTTGCCCTTCTGACGCGTGTTCGCATCTATCCCATTGGTTTTTATATTCTAAATATTCAGAATGTTTTGTATCGACTGCCATTTTTATATTCCTGTAATTGTAGCTAAATTAGGCCTATTGTGCAGTACCGGATATTTGAACGCAATAAAATATCCACTGCTATCAACCCAATCATCAATGGCTGGGTGAGCTGTAAACTTTTCTGGCTCTAATTTATCATCATAGCCTTGAGTTTCAAGCGCATTGGTTAAGTTTGGGCATTTATCTGTGTTAATAAATAACTTATGGTGTGAAAGCAATCCATTATAAGCGTTAATTCTATCCCGTACTGCTGGATTAGCTGGATTATATTGCAGTTGATAACCTGCTTGTCTAATCATGCCAATATCAGATTGGCTTGAATTTGTTTTTCCTGCTTTGCCGCTTGCGTCAGGATAAACGATTATTTTTCTATCACCATAACGCGTTAAATTATTAATAAAGTCTTGCGTATCGTGTGAAACAAACTCGTCAACAGCGATAGGAATATTATTATCAATGACAAAAGTAACAGCACAACAACCACCAATATTGAAATCAATTGAAACATGAATGAATGTATCGCGTTCATTTAGTTCTCGCTGTGTGTGATGTCGTTTACGATCAAAGAAATGATAAACCTTGTTTTTGTTTAGTGATACAAAATCACCAAGCAAATAAAGTTCGGCTAATATTGGGTCGTAGTTAGCTAAAATTTGCTCTGCATAATCTTTAGGTAAAAAAGGGTTGCTATAGGTGCTTGCCTTGTATAAAACATAGCCTTTTTGCTGTAGTTTTACCCATTTATGATAAACAAACCCATTGATTCCATTATCAGGTGTTGTCACCACGCCAATAGTATTTTTACCGTCAAACTTTTGCCGTGTTCTTTCTGTAATTTTTCGCCATACTAAAGCCGCTTTATCCATTGGCAATGTATCAATTTCATCAACTATTGAGTGAGCGACTTCAAAAGATACAATTTTAGATGGATTATCATAACTACGAAAAATAATAAAACCATAGCCAGCGACATCAATTTTAAATTCTGATTTATTGACATGGAATTTTAAACCCATCATTGCTAAATCTTCTTCAACTCCGGGCATCGCTCTTAATCGTAATAAATCATAAGTTGGTAAAAATATACCAACGTTTACGCCTTTATTTTGAAGAAGTAATAACACCGCCCGCATTGTTCCTGCTCGTGTTTTTCCGCTACCCAATCCACCAACAATAGCTGGATAAGGTTCTTCTGAAAACACAAATTGTCTTTGCGGTAGCGTTAAAGGTATATCTGGCATTAAAGCTCCATTTCTTCGGCTTTAATGATGTGAATTTTTATAGGCGTTGTATCTTGCAGATTAGTGTTAACCGTCATTGGCAACACTTTACCAACCAACGTTAAAAATGCCGTTGGGTTTTCATCAGCTTGCCTTGCTAAATAAGCCTGCCCTCCAACATCATCTAATGCCCCTAGAATCATCTCTTTTAATTCTTTGGTAACTTTGTTAGGCATACCTTTGGGACGTCCTAGTCCCCTATTTCCTGCCTTTTTTTCCATATTTCCCCCTATTTTACGGGATTTGTTAATTTATCGTTAATTATCATATTCCAAAATTCTAAAGTTTCGTTATAAATTTGTTTTGCTATGCGTTCATCTTCTTTGCAAATTTCTACCCAGAATTTATTTGGCATTGTTTTTAACCATACATCAATAGGTTTTAATTTGGAAACATAATGTTTTGCTCTTTCAATACATTTATCTAAATTATGTTGAGAACCATTAGCAATGTTGGTTAATTTATCTTTTAAATTAATAATAAAATATTTTTCAATTTTTAAAGCATTTATTTCTGTTAAATTGTTTTCAATTATTAACTCACGAATTTTTGAGCCGCGCTTTAATATTTCTTGGATTGCCTTGTGTTTTGGCACGTTGTCTATTCTTCCATTTTTAGATGCTTTTACATGAGAATAAACTCTATTGCCTTTTCCTTTGCCAATATAAATTATTTCATCAGTATCATCTGCAACAAGCGCATAAACATAATACGCTGTTCCTATTTTAGATTCATAGCCATAAGAGTTAAATATTGCTTCGCTTGCGCTTTCGTTTTTTAAATATTCTTTTAAAAATAATTGATGTTTCATTTTTACACCTAATAAAAAAAAGCCGCTTCTAACATCATCGCAAGTGAGCATATAGATTGGCTCATGATGTAGGAATTGGCTTTTGTTTAATCTATACTTTTAATGGCTTGCGACCATAAGTAATTATACCACATACGGTATTAAATCCGCAGTTTTACGTTGTGTGATTTCCATTAATATTCTCTGTTAAGTTAACCATCAAGTAATTAAACCATAACCCCGCAGTGCAAAATTATCAGAAATGCTGCGGTAAAACTGCTCCCGTCTTTTTTTCGTGCGAGAGGACACGCGTTAGGGTTTAATTCTTCATAGTTAAACCAACCAACCCAGTTATTGATAAATCGCCATAAAGTGATTTCTGAGTTAGTTGGTTAAAAAGATTATATTCTAAAAAGTAAAAAATAGTAATTTTATTTTTAAAAAATTAAACATACAGTTAAATATACAAGCCACTATACATATATACACCTCTTTAAAGAGAGGTGTATATGTATGTATACTTTTTGGCCAGACCTATACAATATACAAAAGTATACAAATGTATATGTATGTATACTATATTTTCTCCCAATACCATTGCCCATTATTTTCAACAAGACCTTGTTCTATAAGTGTTTTTACTCCTTCCCTAAACCAACCTGCGTGTCGTCCTGTGTTTTTTACAGCATAGCATTCAAATGCAAATGGCTTCCATTGTTCAAGCGTCACCACAAAATGATCTTTTTCTTCCAATGTATACTTTTTCCCATCTACTTTTGTTTTTTCAACTGCCATTTTTAACCCGTCAAGCGTCTTTTTTGTTTTGTCGGATAACTCTTTTTTCTCCTCACCAACGCCAACATATTCCAAATAAACGCCCTCAATCTGTTTTCCTTCGTCATCGTCATAAAAACAATCGCCCTCAAGATCAACCACTTTTATTCTAAAATCCATATTATTGCCTGCACTAAAATCTTTTGATTTGGTACATGACAGCGTGACTTCCATCTTTGATTTCTTTGTCATGCAAAATTCTGCGTCCATGCCTGCTTTAATAGCACTGCTTCCACGCGCCCGACCTTTATCACCATGACCGCTGTGATGCACTGGTGAAATAGCTGCATTATATTTCTTAGCCAATAATTCCATGTTAGCCAAGAATATCGCCATATCCTCGCTGCTATTCTCATCACCGTGCATATTTCTGTGCATTGTGTCGATAAAAATGGCGCATGGTGGCTCGTCTAAGTCTAACCCATCTAAGATATTGGCTACACGCATTACCGCGTCTGTATCAAGCAAATTAACGCTTTTTGTGCTAAAATAAATGTTGTCAGGGTTCATATTATATTTTTGTTTGAGTGCTTGCATTCTCATTGCAAGCCCTCGATGCCCTTCCCCAGCAATAACCACCACCGTGCCTTTTTTAGTTTTGTGACCGTGCCACGGAATCCCATTGCCAATACAAAACGCCCAGTCCATCGCAATCAGCGATTTACACGCCCCAGATTCACCAAAAAGTAACGTGTTTGAGCCGCGCTCAAGTAGGTTTTTAATTACCCAATCAGCGCGTGTGGTGTTTGCCATCAAATCATGGACTGAAACAAACAGGTTTTGCTTTTGCCCAATAATAAAATCCGCAACGGCCGATATGCCTGCGCGTTTTGCCATGTCGTTAAAATCTTCACCAACAATAGGCGAGTGGATAACTTCTACCCCGCATTTATTGGCTTTCTCGATACCTACACCGCTTGCGTCATTATCCGCGCATATAATCACCCTGCCTTTGTACTGACTGCGCACCATGTCGCACACTGGCTTTAAATTCCCAGCGTTAAACGCAACCACAACACATTGTGCTGTGGCTTCGTGGATTGTCATGGCGGTGGCAAATCCTTCGGCAATGATTACCATGTCGGACGGCTCACCAATAGTGAAGTAACCGCCCTGCATTTTACCGCCCGTGTAAAATCGTTTTGTGCCGTCTGTGGAAATATATTGAAGCGACTGGATTTCACCACCCACGCCATAAACAGGAATAACGAGTTTGCCGTCATAAATGCGCAGTGCTGCGTGTGATTTGACATTTTTGCGCGTCAAATAATCGTGATCTAAAGCGTGTGGGAGTTTTGCATACAGCTCCTGAGCGTTAAACGCTGCGTTGCTGTAAGCAAAATCCCGTTCTTCTTTGGCTTTCTCAATAGCTTGTTCGCGTTCGTAATCGTTTTCGCTACTTCTAAAGCCATCAGCAAACCAAACGTGTTGCTCGCCCGATTTCCAGTCACCATAACATGCGCCTTTGCCGTCTATAAATAATGATACCCAGCCAGATTTCTCTTTGCCTGTAGTGGCAAAACGCGTAATGCCGTGCTGATTTATATGCGTTGGCGGATTTATGCCTGAAGCGCGTATTGCATTTAATAGATCATTCATAAATTTTCCAAATATTGCGCTAAGCGTTCAACGGTTTTTTCATAAGGTGTTTTTTCTTTTTTAAACTGGTCGTGCAAAAATCGATGCAGCATATTGCGCGACACGCCCGATTCCTCCGATACTTTGCTGATATTCATTAAACGGAGTTTTTCTTTGATTTGTTCTGCTGTCATTGTGTGCTTTCCTTGTTGTATTTTAAGATTTAAAAAAATATGTTTACATTATAAACTATTTTTAGTAATATAGTACCCGTAGTAACAAATTATTTTTTTTAATCCCAATGCGGAGCAACACAATGAAATACTCTCAAGACGTTATTAATTTGGCAACATCAATGGGCGTACACCCAGCCGATGTTTTAATGTTTGCACAATCAGTTGTAAATTCAATTAGCCAAGACAACATGGTTGATTCTTTTATTGATTCTGACGAAAGCACCCGCACAGAATTATCTTTAGCTTATGCCCAACACGCAACAAAAAAATTCCAATCATTTACTAACACTTATTTAGTAAATGAAGTTGCACGCTCTTATTTTCAATCTGCTGTTTATGCTGGAGGTGTAGCATGAGCCTTTTAAGCACGATTAGCAAACCCGTTAATAAATACCGATTGTTCACCATTTACGGTGGCGCAGGTATTGGCAAAACCAGCCTAGCCAGCACATTTCCCGCGCCTATTTTTATCAGAGCTGAAGATGGTTTATCTTCTGTTCCTTCCAGTGCAATGCCTGACGCCTTCCCATTGCTTACAAGCAGCGACGATATTTATAATCAACTGTTAACTTTAATTAATGAAGATCACCAGTACAAAACATTGGTGATTGATTCAATCAGTAAATTAGATCGTCTGTTTACTGACGAAATAACCAAAGGCAACGCCAGCGCAAAAGCCTTAGCACTTGCAATGGGTGGGTATGGTGCTGGTTATCAGGCATTATCATCTATGCACGGTAGAGTGCGCAAAGCGTGTCAGATTTTAGTGGATAAAAAAGACATGAACATTGTTTTTTTAAGCCACGCAGAATTAAACACAATTGATTTGCCAGACAGTGATGCTTATCAACAGTATGGCTTAAAAATGGAAAAGAAATCACAAAGCCATTACATTGATGATGCAGATTTTGTAGGTTTTATGCGCCTAGAAACTTTTGTGATGAAAGATGAGCAAAAGAAATCAAAAGCAAAAAGCACGGGTGAGCGGATTATTCAATGCACAAGTGAAGCGTCAAGCGTTAGTAAAAACCGCATGGGATTAACTGACGATATTTTTATCCAACACGGAATCAATCCATTATTAAAATTTTTAGGAGAATAATTATGAGTTTTTGGCAAACAAGCGAAGGTAAAAGCGCAACAGACACAACGGGTAAATTTGAATCAGGCGGTGGTATCGCGTTGATACCAGAAAACACGACCTGCTTAGCCATGATTACTGAAGCTAACATTGCGGAATATCAAGGCGATGAATATATTAATTTGGCGTGGACAGTAAACAAACCAGACGCTTATAAAAACCGCAAAGTGTTTCAAAAGGTGCGCATTTTTGATGCAGAAACAAAGAAACGCGACAAGGCTTTGAATATGTTAGCGGCTATTGATAAAAACGCGGGCGGCAAATTATCCAAGTCTGATTCTGCCCCAACCAATGAAACGCTTTTACACCTTATGCAAAAACCTATGTTAATTAAAGTCATGATTTGGGAGATAAACGACAAAACAGGCAACTGGGTTGCAGCAGTATCACCTCGCAGTGTTGAAGAACCTGTGCAAGCAATTAAAGCAACGCCAGAAATTGCTGATGATAATTTCGATGTTCCTTTCTGATAATTAACTAAACAAACGCACATGGACGTGCAGCAAATAAAGGTGAGTAAAATGATAGAACAAAGAACACCAGAATGGTTTGCACAACGAAAATATCGCGTTACAGGCTCAAGCGTTGGCGCAATACTTGGATTATCCCCATTTATGAAACGTGAAGATGTGATGCGCAACATGGTGCGTGAATATCACAGCGCAGAACGTGAATTTAAAGGCAATCAAGCCACAGAATATGGCACGTTCCACGAAGATTTGGCAAAGATGGATTACCAGTTAAAAACTGGTGTTATGGTAGAAAAATGTGGATTTTATACTTATGAAAATTGGCTAGGTGCTTCACCAGATGGATTTGTTGGTTTTGATAAACTAATTGAGATTAAATGCCCATACGGTCAACGTGATAAAAATCCACCTGTGTTTAAATTATTAGCACAGCAGCCGCATTATTATGCGCAGATTCAAGTGCAATTATTTGTGACGCACATGAGCGCGTGTGATTTTTATCAATGGAGTCCAAATGGCGACCAAATAGAAACCATTGATTATGATCGCGAGTGGATAAACAAACACCTGCCAATTCTAAAAAGTTTCCATGACGAGTATTTGATTGAGCGTGATAAACCAGAAAAGTATTTGCAGGATAAACGCGCCACCAATAACGCAAACTCGACAGCGTACCGCGTGGAGTATTATTTTGAATTGTCTGCGCAGATCGCAGAACTTGAAGCCATTAAAAAGGGTGTGCTTGAGCATATTGTGAGAGATTGCAACGAACAAGACAGCGATATCAACGGGCATAAATTAACCAAAGTAGTCAAAAAAGGCGCGGTGAGTTACGCCAAAGCCGTCAAAGAATTGCTACCTAACGCAGATTTAACGCCATACATGGGTGAAGCTAGCGAGTATTGGAGGTTGTCATGAAAGATTACAAAGATTTTTTAAAAAATAAAACAACAAAAAAAATTAATAGCGGTTTTGATATTTGTGAAACAAAACTAAATAGCAATCTTTTCGATTTTCAAAAATTCATTGTTAAACGCGCTATTAAAAATGGCAAATATGCCATATTTGCTGATTGCGGACTTGGTAAGACGCTTATGCAATTATCATGGGCGCATGAAATTAGCAAATACGAAAAAAAACCTGTTTTGATTCTTGCGCCATTAGCTGTTAGCGGTCAGACAATAGCAGAAGGTAAAAAATTTGATATTGATGTTAATAAATATGGCACATCATCAAAGATTCAAATTATCAATTATGAAAAATTAGGTGATATTGAAACAGATCAATTTTGTGGTGTTGTTTTAGACGAATCATCAATTTTGAAAAATTTTGATGGTAAAACAAAACAATTGATTATTGATAAGTTTAAAGAAACACCATACAAATTGGCTTGTACTGCCACACCATCACCAAATGATCCAATGGAGATAGGAAACCATGCTGAGTTTTTAGATGTAATGACACGAAACGAAATGCTTGCAATGTATTTTATTCATGATGGCGGTGAAACTGCCAAATGGAGATTAAAAGGACACGCTAATGATATTTTTTATCAGTTTATAGGGTCATTTTCAGTGATGCTATCAAAACCGCATGATATTGGTTTTGATTCTAACGATTACATTTTGCCGGATTTAAATTTGATTGAGCATGAAATCGTTACGGAAAAACAACAAAACGGCAGAATTTTTAATGATGATTTAACAAATGCAATGAATTTTAATCAAAATCTGCGATTAACTATGAATGATAGATTGTCTAAAGTTGCAGATTTAGTTAATTCAAGTGATAAATCGTTTATTGTTTGGATAAAACAAAATGAAGAAGGCGAAGTATTACGCAAACTAATCAATGACGCTGTAGAAGTGAAAGGCAGTGATTCGCCAGAAAGCAAAGAAAAAAATCTATTGGGATTTGCAAATGGTGATTTTAGAGTGTTAATCACTAAAACCAAAATAGCGCAGTTCGGTTTGAATTATCAAAATTGCCACAATCAGATATTTGCATCACTTGATTTTAGCTTTGAGGGTTTATATCAGTCAATTCGTAGATCATATCGTTTTGGTCAAAAAAACAACGTCAACATTCATTTAATTACTACAGATTCAATGAAAAACGTATCTGATGCAATAAAAACAAAACAACAACAATTTGAAAAAATGCAAGAGCAGATGAGAATTACAATGACTAATATCGTAAATGATAGCCAAATATCAACGGATTTATTTGATACAACCCCAGATAATAACAAATACTATAATATTCAGCGTGGTGATTGTGTTCAATTGATAAAAAATATTGATGATGAATCTGTTGGGTTAACTGTTTTTAGCCCACCATTTGCCGAGCTTTACACATATTCAAATCATGTCGAGGATATGGGAAATTCAAAAGACTACAAAGAATTTTTAATGCAGTTTTCATTTTTGGTAAATGAATTATATCGCGTTATGAAATCTGGCAGGAATGTGGCTGTGCATTGTATGGATTTGCCAATTCAAAAAGGCAAAGAGGGATTTATCGGCTTAAGAGATTTTAGCGGCATGATTCTAAAAGTTTTTGAAGAATGCGGTTTTATTTATCATTCTCGAATTACCATATGGAAAGATCCTGTTGTCGAAATGCAAAGAACTAAGGCTCTTGGATTACTTCATAAACAAGTTAAAAAAGATTCTACCATGTCAAGAGTGGGTATTCCCGATTATGTGATGGTGTTTAGAAAAGATGGTGAAAGATTTGATCCTGTAGCCAATACCGATATATCTGTTGATATGTGGCAAAAGATAGCATCACCAGTTTGGAACGACATTAACTATGGGAAAACACTACAAGGATTTAGAAACGCTAGAGAAGATAATGATGAAAAGCATATTTGTCCACTTCAATTAGAAACCATTGAAAGATTGATTTTACTTTATTCAAACAAAGGCGATACTGTTCTAACGCCTTTCATGGGCATTGGTAGTGAAGTATATCAAGCAGTAAAAATGGAACGATTTGGGATTGGTTTTGAATTAAAAGAGTCATATTTTGAAATGGCTAAGAAAAATTTAAAATCAGCAATTTCAGAAAAAAGTCAAATAAGTATTTTTTAATTATGAGAATGCGTCCATACCAACAACAGGCGCATGATGACTGCATTGCGTGGGTTCGCAAGAATACCGCGCCATGCGTTCTTGAATTGCCCACAGGTGCAGGTAAATCAATCATCGTTGCTGAGATAGCCAACTCTTTAAACAAAGTAAGCAAAGGCAAACACGTTTTATGTATTGTACCTAGCAAAGAATTGCTGGAGCAAAATGCCGATAAGATTATTGCCACAGGCAATGCGGTTTCATTGTTTAGTGCAAGCGTTGGTGAAACTTGCCTTGCTAATCCGTTAGTGGTTGGAACGCCTGTCAGCATCAAAAACCAGATTGATCGGTTTGGCAGTCAATTCTGTGCAGTGATTATTGACGAGTGCCACAAGATAACGCCAACCGTCATTCATATTATTGACCAGCTACAGGTATTTAATGAAAACCTGCGCATTATTGGGTTATCAGCTACACCTTACCGCATGTCAACGGGTTACATTTTTAAACACGATTTGCGTGGTGTGGCGTTGCACGAAAGCAAAACACGCGACTCGTATTTTGATAGATTGATTTACAAGATCACTGCGCGTGAGTTAATCCAGCAAGGTTATTTGTGCCAACCTATTGTTGGTGCAATCAATAGCCAGCATTATGAAACGCTAAACATGCAAACTAATGCAATGGGTAATTTTAGCAAAGATGATATTGACAAGGCGTATCACGGCAAAGGCAGGTTAACTGCTGAGATTGTCGCGGATGTTATCGAGCAATCGCGAGATCGTAAAGGCGTGTTATTTTTTGCGGCTACGATTCAGCACGCGGGCGAGATCATGGAATCTTTACCGCCAGAATTATCGGCTATTGTCACAGGCGGCACACCAGCTCGAGAGCGTGAAATAATCCTGCTTAAATTCAAAGCGCAGATTTTAAAATATTTAGTAAATGTGGCGGTTTTAACGACTGGATTTGATGCACCTCATTGTGACGTGGTTGCAATTTTACGCGCTACCGAGTCAGCCGCATTATTACAGCAAATAATTGGGCGTGGATTGCGTCTAAGCGATGAAAAGCAAGATTGCTTAGTCTTAGATTATGCTGAGAACATCGAGCGACATTGCCCCGATGGTGATGTTTTTAATCCAGACATTAAAACCAGTAACAGCTTGGAATTTAACGGTGAGTATCTGATTGCGCGTTGTCCTGAGTGCGGTTTATTGAATGAAACCAAACCGCGTGACAATGACGCGGGTTTTGGCATTGATGACAATGGCTATTTTGTAGACTTGCAAGGAAATAGAATTGTAACTGAACACGGTTTTTTTCCTGCGCATCATAGCCGTTCATGTCAGTCTGAATTATGCAATTACAAATGGAGTTTTAAGCCATGCCACGAGTGCGGGCATGAAAACGATGTTGCAGCGCGTTATTGTGGCGGGTGCAAAGAAGAACTAATTGACCCTAACGAAAAATTGGTTAGGCAATACCGCGAGCGAAAATCAGATCCATATCAATCACAGACCGATGAAGTGCTTGATATGAAAGTTAAGCCAACCATTAGCAAAGCAGGTAACGAGTGTTTGCGAGTTGAATTTACAACAGCGTGGCGAACGTTTACCGTGTTTTTTACGCCAAAAATTCCGCGCGACTACAACAGTTTTATGACTGTTACGATAAACGGAACAAAACCGCCTGAAACTGTTACTTATCAAAAAGAAGGTGATTTTTACAAGGTTCATAATTACAACATGAGATTTAGAAACGATGAAATTCCCCCAGTGGCTTAAAGTTTATGGCGATGTTGGTTTTCGTGGCGATTGCCCCAGTGAAACACTTGAAGCAGTGACGTTTTTTGCGCGTATAAGACGCGAATACCCGACGACTTATGGAAAGATTGCCACACATATCAGAAACGAAGGAAAGCGCAACTGGCAACAAGTAGCACGGCAAAAAAGCGAAGGCATGACGAAAGGTGCGCCCGACATTCTTATTCCAATGGGCAGATCGTTTGTTTGCGAGCTGAAGCGGCAAGATCACACCAAGTCAAAATGGCAGGATGGGCAGCTTGAGTATTTAAAAGCCGCACATGATGCAGGCGCATTTGTTTGCGTTGCGCTGGGTTATGAAGCGGCTTATCAGGCTTTTTTAGATTCTATTGTTTAAAATGTAAAAAAATATGTTTACTTTTTAAAATAGAAGGTTTAATATATAACCACGCTTTCAAGAAGGCGAAACAATAATAAAATAATTTAGGAGCTTAAAAATGAAAAACTACTTTGATACATTAAATCAAGCATTAGAATCTGAAGGATTAGTTGACCAGTGGACTACTGGAACAAACATCAACTACGGTGAAACGGTACAAGTAAACACAGGCGAGCGTTTAATAAGTGTTTACAGAAACAGTAACGGCAGATATGAACGCCCAGTGCATTATTCGGTAATTTAATAACAACAAAGCGCGGTGCAAGCCGCGCATTAGGAGAACGAGATGATTTTACTTAAAGCAAATACAGCAGACGGCATACAAACAGCAGATTTATCGCCTGATGACAAAAATACGGTTTATGGTTTTTCTGATTTTTATTCAATGCTTCCGCACATTGTAAGCAATAAAGAAGTTTTTGGTTTTGTTACTGAAGAAGAATTTGAATTGATTGATAATCAATATGGGGTGAGATAATGGAAACAATAATTTACTTTGATATTATGACAAACGATGGCTATGAAATAGGCGTTGTGGCTACAGCAATGCTTAGCGGAAAAAGAATTGAAGCTACTTTTCACCACGACATTGAAGATGATCGTGAGTGTTTAGTTGACGACATTTCATTTACCGATGAAGAAGGCGAAGAAATGATTGGTTCAGAAAAATTAAAAGAAATTGTTTATGAACACGTTAACGACAACGACATTAATATTTACAAAGACGCTGAAAAAGGCGTTGATGAAATTTACTTAAACGATTTTAAAAGCGATCACGATTACGCGGCATTAATGCAATAACAAACAACTCCTACCTCTGCCGCTAAGACAAGTGGCTTTTTTTAATACAAAGGTGATTTATGATTGAATTTTTAAAGATGCTAGACGAAACAGGCATTGCTTATGCCGTGTTTATTTTAACCGCTGTTTATTTTTGGACTAAAAGCAATAAAGCAACAACTGAGCTTTACACAATTAAACGCGAATTATTAAAATTAAAGGCGGTTTTATGAGCGCAACACTAGCATTAACGCTGTCATTTTTGACAGTAGACACAAACATCGACAAGCGCGGCAGAACAACACAGGTTGAGCGCATTGCCTACACAACAACGGCAATACCTTATGACACGCGCCAATCATGCGCTAACGCCAAAGAAGAATGGAATCTTGCTGTTGGTGCTTACCAGATGTCAAAACGCCCAGCACGGGTGATTATGGCGGTCTGCAATGACAGCGCAACGGGAGTGGTAGAATGAGCTTACTAACACAAAAACAACTAGAAGAAATACAAAATTTTCATGATGACATTGGTGAATGTACTGAGCCGCACGAGGAATGTTTTATAAAAAAATTGATTGAATGGAACGAAAAACAATCCGCTATGCTTAATCAAGAGGTTTTACCAGTTGGTTATCTATACAAGCAGCAAGATTGTTATGGAGATATTCAAACAGCGTTTAGCTTTGATAAGCCCTATATCACATGGCATAACGTTACGGATGTTGCTCCTGTCTACCTAGAACCACCACAACGTGTACCTTTGAGTGATGAAGAAATAAACGCTATAGATTTGCCTGAAAAACAATGCACTATTATAGAGTTAGTTAGGATTATTGAAAAAACACATGGGATTGGAGTAGTAGAATGAAAAAAGATTTAATTTGGGTGGCTATTTGCTCATTTGCAATTGGTGCATTGCTTTGCTTTATTACAATAGCAGCAACACACAGACACTACCATGAAATCATTAAAACAAACATCGGTGAGTTTGTTTTAAGAGATGGCAAGATTTTTACTGTTTATGAGATGCAACGCAATGTTGCTGGGGATATGGTAGCGAGATGAAACAAATAGCACTAGAAGAACATTTGCTTAACCGGCTTAATGAATTAAAAGAAGAACGTAAAAGCCTGAAGCGTCAAAAACTGCGCAGCATCAAAGAAACCATTGATATTCAATTTATATTGGCAAAATTTAGAGAGGAACGTAAACATGGCTGAATTAATTTTTTGGACAGGAATTTTTGTTTTGATAGTTTGTTTTATGGTGGAGTACGCGCGTGGAGATTGACGACATTGCAGCATTAATATTCTATGTGTTAGCACTCATATTAGCGGGGATATGGCTATGGCATTAATTAAACCAGTTGAGAATGTAACACCAACGCCAAGCGCGACCAATTGCCAGCATAAAACATGGCGGCAATATGTAAGCAGAGGAATTAGGGAGTGTGATCGTTGTCATGAAATACGCCCTATTTTTGATTTAAAAATTGAACATCAAAGGTAATAGCATGGTGCAACCAATAAAAAGAGATTTAAAAGTTTCGCTTAAAGAGTTGGAAAGTATAAAAGAAAACATTATTTATTGTGGTGGAACAGGAACATTTTACCGAAAAAGAACGCCTGACAAACCGTTGTCTTTTAACTACTCAAATCGGCAAGCCACCATTTGCGTTAAAAAAGAAAACGGTAAAAAATACTTTACCGCATGGCGCATGGCTGTTTTCTTTTCATATGGTTATTATCCAAGCTTTGAAGATGCTGTTATTTTTAAAGACGGTGATAATTATAATTTTAGAATTAATAACATCGTTGTTTGCCATCCAAACGAAGATGAACAGACCGTTTTAGACTTTGCTACTGAACATGGTTTATCGCCACAAACGGTTAATTATCGCATGAGAAATGCAATACGATTTGAGCGCATTGTAAAAAACTGGAGAGTGTTTTTTTATGATAAAAAAGAGTTTGCAAAATACTGCGGTGATCTGATTGGTAGAAGGTTGGTTGTTGATGATGAAGGAATTGAACACATACAAATTAAGCGCATTAATTTATCAGAAAGCCAGCGCGGAAATAAAACCGCACGGGAATTTTTAAAAACGTGGATTGGCGACATGCCTACACAATGGGAGATGACATTATGCAGATAAAAAAAGCAAGACCAAGCGCGGTTATTCCGCAATTCCAAACCGAAGGCGCAGCAGCTATTGATTTATGCGCTTGTATTGAAGAAACCATGCTTTTAAAACCAGAAACGCCCGTGCTAATTCCTACAGGCATTTCAATCCATATTGCTGATAAGTCTGTTGTTGGCTTAATCGTACCACGCAGTGGGTTAGGTTTTAATTATGGCGTTGGTTTGATGAACACGGTTGGCGTAATTGACAGTGATTATCAAGGCGAAATTATGGTTAAGTTGCGCATGACACACGGTGATAGTTATCGAATCCAACCTAACGAACGTATTGCTCAAATGTTTTTTGTGCCTGTATTGCGTCCGATATTTGAAGAAGTTGAAGAGTTCAACACGGTAACTGAGCGTGGTGCAGGTGGCTTTGGGAGTACAGGAAAATGATTGCCAAAGATAAATTAACAGATCAACAGGTAGTCGATGCTTTATTTGAGATAGATTGGAGTAAAGCTCCCAGCGGTGCAGAAGAAGCTGTTTTAGAATTGCATTGGCTTGACCGCAACGGTAACAAATTTGCATGGGATTTATTTGGTTATTTTGAACGACATAAAGGAGAAACAAAATGATTGCAACAACAGCTTATATTTTAATTATCGCTGTAACAACTCACGGTGAGCTTACACAATCAACAATTGAATTTGCGGATAAGGCTTCGTGTGAAAGCGCGGCAGTTAAACAGGATTTTGCGTTTAAAAATTTGCAATTTGCAGGCAGATGGAATCTAACCTGTCATCCTTACGCACTTAATGAGATAAAAAAATGATCCAGCAAATTCTCCAGCGCGGAAACCGTCAAGGCATGACAATGCGCGAAATAACCGAGCTAACAGATTTAAAGCAACATCAAGTGGAATTTAAGGTTCAAAAGTTAATCAAAGACGGTATTGTGCATAAGTCTGCTGATAGAATAGACAACGCTTATTTGTACACGTTGACAAGCTATGAAGAATTGACGCCACCTGTTGAATGTTCGCCCGTTAGATTAGATAATGTCATTAAACACCTAAACAAGCAAAAAGAAAACGTAAACTCACCAGCGCACTATAGCAGCGGCACTGTTGAATGTATTGACGCAATTGAATCTATGCTAACAAAAGAAGAATTTATCGGATTTTTACGCGGGAACATATTAAAATATCAATGGCGTTATAAGCAAAAAAACGGTGCTGAGGATTTAAAAAAAGCACAGTGGTATTTTGATAAGTTAAAAGAAAAAGAGGGCGTGTAATGTATGAATTTAAAAGTGGTAAACCATCAGGCGGCTTGCGTTATCAAGCCATGCGCGATTATTTGATAAAATTAAAATGGTTTGCAGATAATCCCATGCAACCCGTGTTTATAAGTGAACACAGTGCATGAAACCACGACTTAAAAAGATAGGTAGAATTTGGTTATGTTACACACAAACAACGGCTGTTTGCTCTGGCTTAACACCTGAAGAAGCCTATCAAAAATGGATGATTAAAAATAAAGCCGCTGAATAAGCGGCTTTTTTATTATGGCGTTAAAAACAATTCCGCTTCAGCATTTCGTCTTCGCGTTAATCCAGCAAGCGGTTTTCCACCTGCTTTATCCCATCGTAAAAATTGCTTTGCTATTTCTGCCTTGTCGTCACCGGCTTTTAGCATTTTAACAAGTGTAGATTTAAAAAAGTTACCTGCGCCAATGTTGTAGCATAAGCAAACCAGTGCATCATATTCATTTTGTGTTAATTCAACGCCTGTTGCATTGACGGCTTTTTCGTATTGCCCAATTGTTGCGGCTAATAAAGCGATTGCCGCCCCTTCATTAGGCAACGTTCTATTTTTAGTAACTGGTGTGCCATCACCATAATGTGTTGAGCCAATGCCAATAGTCCAAACACCCGCTGGGCATTGGTACGCTTTGAGCTTGCAACCTTCAAATTCTTTAATTAATTTTAAACCGCGTTCGCCTGTTTTCATTTTCGTGATCTCATAGAAAGTACCGTAATTAATTTTTGTGTTAAGCGAATCATATCATTATCAAGCAGGCGTATTTGGTCGATTAATTCAATCAGCGCGTCTGTTGTTTCGCTAAGGATTGGCTTAACAATCGATGTTGCCCAAAGCCAAACGAAATAGACAATGTAACCCATGCTCCCCGATGCAATAATGGGGAATCCATATTGGTTGATATACTTAGCTAATGCGTCAACATCCATTAGTCAATTCTCTTTTCTTGCGGGTTATTGAACCTTGCCACTTTTTCTTTTTCAATTGGCATATCAAGCGTTTCTGTCATTAGCACGTCTATTTTTACAATATCCTCTGACATAGCGGTAACACGCCTATCAAGTTGCTTGATGATACCGATAAGGCTTTTAATCTTTTCAAGTACGCTATCAAGCAAAAACTTAATGGTTAAAAAAACAAAGTACATACCGACACAGGCAGCGGCTATAGGAAAACCTACGTCGGTTGCGAACTGTAGGAATTCCATTACTTACTCGTCCACCAAGCGATAAACGAAAATAATGCTCCAATGGTAAAAACGATACCGCCAATGAAACCTTTATAACGTGTTTGCTCGTTCTTCATTTCTTCAAGGGTGGCAATTATGGCGTCGAGTTTTTTACCCCGATCTTCAAATATTTCTTCAAGGTTTTCAATTCGTTGCTCTACTTTAGCAAGGCGGCAGGCTTCGTCAGGCATTTTATTCTCACTTATCTATTTTATTTACTTTATCCCAGTACCCATCATCTCTAGCACTGGCTGATTCTGGGTCATGTTGCTCACCGTAAATATCTTCAATTGGCTCACCGTCCATATTACGCAAAGCATAAACACAGTAATAAACCGTGCCATCTTCAACTGCTGTAATTTTGTGTTGATGCTCTTTGCGAATGACGATAAAAGTTGGTGCAGTAAATTCTTTAGGCTCATGCCCTTCAATTTCAACTGACACCTTACCAGATACTAATAAAGTCACATGGTCAAACTTATGCTCATGCCCACCGTGCGTTTCACCAGCAAGCTCTAAGACGTTTTGCTTAACCCAGATATTGCCAAAGTACCCTAATTCAGCAGTTTTCATGGCAACTGCACCACTGGCGTAAATTCTTTCCAAGACACTGTTGGTTCGTCCCAGTAATAGCGTTTATCGTCTTGCGGATAAGGCACAGGCGGCTGCCATGACATAGTGTCGATGTCACCTACCCATGAAGGGTATGGTTTTCTAGCTTGATGCTCGGCTTCTTTATTTGCATTAAATTCTGCTGGTGTCAGCACTTTTAAAACACCAGTTAATGTTGTGTCGGCATCGTCATCGCACGTCCCATAAAGCAGCGGTGCTGTGCTAAGTGAACCATCAGGATTTGATGCAATAGGAAAATCAGATTCGTTTTGAAAGACAAATTGAAAGCCTTTCACGTTTGGAATTGCTGGGCCTGTGCGCATTGGTGCTTGTGTGCAAAGAATACCTGTGTCTGCGTCTATGTTTGTTAGTTGTATGTACATGATTTTATCCTATTTTGTTATACGGGGATTCTCCGAACAGCTCTGACGTAGGTACTATTGCCCTTATCGATTGGGCCCTGATATCCACTGGCGAATACCTTTCCCCGCGCGTTGGGAGCACCGCTCTCAGTAGAAGACCAATAGTAGGCATAGGCAAAAAACGCATCTGTTTCACCAGTTCTAAATCCAATGCCAGCACTTGTTTGAGCTGGTGAACCACTTGTGTAGTTTGTGCTAATAGGCTCTGGTGATACCGCATGTGCGTTTGAACCCGATGAAGTATTGTTAGCTTCAGTAGTCGGTTTTAAGAAATAATACAGCACTTCTAACTCATCTTTGGCAGGTAGATACCAATCACTATAACCACCAATCGATAACCCTTCAGCAAATACGGCAGCTTGATATGATGCGCCAAGCGCAGCTAATGACGCAGAGTTTGTAGGTCCATTAATGTCAGACGTTATTCCCGTTGTCGTTCCAAAATCGCCCCATGTTCTACCTGAATTTTCGCCAGATGCTTTAGGTGCAACGATTAAATAATGTGTAGCAACGCCTCCACCACCCACTGCAATTTTTCCAGCATAAAATCCCCCACCAAACGCTTGTCCAATAGTGGTAGGGCCTGCGGGTTTATAAGTCCCACCAGTTAGCATTTGTTGAATCCCACTCATTAGGTCAACCCCGCACCAGAAATAATCCAAGTTGTCGATGTCATTTTAAGTGCTGTCGCTGTGCCGTATTGTGCAAGTGAGCGTGTACCTGTTGTACCTGTGCCGGCTAAATACATCGTGTCTGTTGTGATTGCGATACTTACCACTTGAGAAGTCATATTAACAAAAGAAATTGCTGTGCCAATTGGATACGCTACTGAACCGTTAGCAGGGATAGTAAAAGTTCGCGCATTAGCGTCAGTTGAAGGGTGGAAGATATGTTTTCCCGCATCAGCCGCAACAAGTGTATAGGCGGCAGATTGACTGTTTTGCGGGATATTGATATACCCAACGCCATTTGTACCATCAACCGTACAAGATGACAGCGTACCGCTTGTTGGTGTCCCTAAAATTGGTGCAATTAAAGTTGGTGTATTATTAAATACATTTACGCCTGTTCCAGTTTCATCCGTTAACGCAGCAGCTAAATTTGCACTAGATGGCGTAGATAAAAACGTATTAACATTTGTTCCAAATTGCCCAGCCGCAAACGTAATCGCACCCGTCATTGTGCCGCCAGCGGTAGGCAGGTAAGCACCAGAAGGGAGATAAGTCGCTACCCATGCACTACCACTATAAACACGCATCTCGCTACTTGTTGTGTTCCAATAGAGCGCACCGGCAAGTAACGCATTACCATCATTATCCACCGTTGGATTAGACGATTTTGCACCCAAATACCTATCATCAAATGAATCATAAGATGCCGCTGCGGCTGATGCGCTTGCTGCGGCTGCGTCTGCGCTTGCTGATGCATCAATAGCATCACTGCTTGCCGCACCACCAACTGAAACAACGTAAGAAGCAACGTTTACAACCTGCTGCATCATTGGCACAAGTCGAATTAACGCACCACCGTTACCAAGACCTGTTGTGGCATTATCATCATCGGTAACAGTTGAACCGTCACCGCCTACTGTTGTACTAAAAGTGACTGAACTCATTAAACTATTTCCTCTAATTTTAATGCCGTTTGAAATCCATTAACAAATGGGTTTTCAATTGGGCTTAATTCTGAAAAATTACATAAAAATGTGCGGGCGTAAAAATTCTTATCAACCGTCATATTAATACTGCCAATGTAATCTGGTTTTGAATAACTATAAAGCATTTCACCACTTAACCCTACTTCGCGTTGTGCATCGTAAAATCCGCTAAATGCTTCATCTTGGGTAATGTGTTTTAAAATACACGCTAACGTGCGCATTTTTGGCTTAATATAATAATATTTTGTATTATCAACCGAGCGTTGTATTTCTGTTAAATCAGTGTAGCCTTGCTGAATATCACCATAAGCAGGATTCATGCTAGGCTCAATTGTACGACCTAAAAATACACGACCTATTTCAATAAAGTTTTCACCGTTGATTACAGACCACGCGCTGTGCGAACCTGTACCGCCATAAGCGGTAGAGTTTAACACTAATGCGCCTGTTGATGGGGCGTAATATTGTACTGTTCCCGCAACAAAAGTTGTTATTGTACCAGTTTTATAAATGGTTATTTCTTGCCCAGCAATAAAACTTAGGTTAGTGCCTACTGTAAAGGATTTTTCGCCTGTACCTACGGTTACGCTGGTTGTGCTAATTGCTGAAACGGATGGGGTATCATCAATAATAATTTTTACTGAGCGCACCATTGCGTTATCGTCAGGATAATACGTTCCCATTGATGTGTAACTTTTGCGCTGATCTTCTTCAATTGAACCTAGCCACCAGTTGCGCGATTCCCAAGGGTATTTTGTGCCGGCTGTATTCTCGCTATAAATTGGATAGAGAATTGTCCAAGCGCGAAAATCAGCACCACTATCAAACCGCACGTCTCCCGTAAAATTTAAACCACTATAGCCAATGTATCTGATCTTTGCATTAGTGGTTAAATTATGATTAATTAACGATACTACGCCAATACTGCGCGGCTCATAAGGAAGGTTAACTTTAAGCGTTGATGTTCTATCGCCAATGGTTGATCGTGCAACACGCTTTATAACAGGGTTTTGAATGTTGCTAAGTGGTAGCAATGCGTTCCACGTGGTTGCAGTAGTTTCTGTAATTGTGCATTCGTCTATCCGGTTTGGATAACTTAAAGAAATATTACTTGTCATCCAATGCACTCCAAAACAATTTCTTTTCTTTTTGCATCAATTTGAAATCCAATGATCGTCAATAATTTACCGTAATCATAACTTAACTTATCTGAAAATACCATGACGCCATCGCCTAATTGCAGTGAGGGTATCTCATCAACCACCGCTGTAATGTTTACGGTATCAACACGCACTTTTGATAAGTTTAATAGCGTAGTGGCTACAGTTGTTGCGTTAGCCTCAAGGCGAAGACAACTATCAATTTTAATTGCAGGCGCAAGTGGGTGTCGTGTTTTTACTGCTGCGTCATTAATAAATTTACTTCGATACTGGTTTGACAACACTGCTTTACGCGCAGTGGTTACAGATCCTGCCAAATCGGTTTCTTTTTGCACGGTTTCAATATGATCGTAATTAAAAGAAATTGATTCAACTGGCAATCCATTCTCACCCAAGCCTGTATTTACAATGTCAATGGTGATTAACTCACTATTGGTTAGGCTAAGTGTTGATGTAGTAGCAAGCGCAAGTAATTTTGCATAAACGGTATTTTGCAAAAAATACCAATACGCGCCACATGATTGCGCTATCTGATTAAGTAATTGCGTAGTGGTTGTTTCACCAGTAACGTAAATTCCTACTGCACCAATTGCATTTAACGTGGTTTTTGCAGCACCGTTTAATGTTAATGATTCCTCAGTTAAAATTGCTTCAAAAACGTCACCTGCTAAACAACTTGATATAACCCAATCAGCAAACGTACCAGAACCACCAACCGATGTGATATTCATAACCAACGACGTTGTAGCGTAAGAAGCCACTGTGCCAGTCATAAAATTGGATTGATTTGCGGCTGAGTAAATAATTAACGTATTACCGGCAGAAAAAACTTTTCCTGCTTGTGTGGCAAACGTTTTTGAGCCTACTCCAACGGTAAAAGATGTGTTAGATGTAGCAATTAAAATAGCGTCAGAGCAATCACCCGTTACCGTTCCTGCTGGTGTTGTGCCTAACTTTACATATCCAGCACAAATTATATATTTACCACTTGCAATGCTTGTATGAGCCATAAACGATGCAAAGTTAGCCCATGTGTAAGATTGATGCAATGTTAGCGCAACACCTTTATCATAAATTGCGCTAATGGTTGCTGTCGTTCTGTCAGAAAACTGATAAATTAATTGTGAAGTATTGACAAGCACAGGCGTTGCATTAAGAACACTACCAAACACGCGAGGTTTAACGTTGCCTTTGATGTCATCAGCAACACCTTCAACACCATTAGGCAACGCATTATTGCCTAAAAATTTATTATTAACGTGGTTGCGTGTTAATACTTCCGACATTGATCGCACGGTTAAATAAACAGCATCGCCACTAAATCGCATTGATTCAATTTTGCCTGTTAAATAATCGTTTTTTGTGCCATTATCAACAACAAGCGATAATGAAATACTGCCATTGTCTAACGCATAATCCATTAAATAATTCAAACCACCGTCTTTATTGATTAGCTGAATCTCACCGATTGAAGGCGTTGAAAATATTTTAAATGTTCCGCCATCGTCAGGGCTAACTTTTATCAATGCCGGTTGCAACATTCGGTTTTCAAAATAATTACCATCATTATCAATATACGATACGTCACTAAAATATAGCGTTTTTGGCGTGTTTGAGCCGTCTAACGCGCCAATCGTTGCAATCCATATAGACATAATTAACCCCTTGCCGCTAATCGTGTATCTGATCGTAATCCGTTCATTGCGTCAATTAGCTCCTGTGTTTTTTCGCGTTCTGCTTTTGATGTTGCCATTAAAGTATTAACAAGCACTTCAAGTTTGTTATTTTGCGCTTTGAGTTCTGCAATGGTTTCTTCACTGCTAACACTTGAATCATTTGCTGAATTATATAACGTGACAGGAATTGATCGCCCATCAGGCAATGGTACAGCCGCCTCTGCGCCTGCTTCACCAAAGATTGACGGTGTGTTTGCAATGCCGCCTTTTGCATATGCGTTCATCCATGAGCTTGACTGACCAGAATATTCATTTAATTGAAATTCGTCAAAAGAAGTTAAACTTTTTGTTCCGTTTGTTTTACTGGTGGCGGAGTTTAATGCACGCAATCTGGTTAATTCATTAAAAGTAATTTCGCCAGAATCTATGTCTGCGCTTGTCCACTTAGTACCTAATAACTCTGCGTCTGTTTTTGATTTAGCCGCGTTTGCTGCTACATTATTAGTTGCTGCCGCTGCTGCTGCTGCGTTATTAGCTGCTATTGCCGCATTTGCGCTTGCCGTAGCATTGTTATTTTCAACAGCCATTGCTGATAGTGTAGCAATGGCAGTTGTTGCCGCGCTTGTAATGCCAGCTATTTTTTCAATAACAATTGTTGTATCAATATCAATTACAGGCACAAGCTCTGCTGCTGCTGTAAATTCTCCTGATAATAATATTGAATCAGTTAGTTTTTGATTTGCTGTATCTGTATTAATATTTAATTCTTTATCAGCAATAATACCACCTTCAATGTTAGCCGTTAAATGTCGAACTTCAAGCATATTATCTATTGCAGTATTTGCGCTAACGTTTAATGCTTTTTCAGTTTTTACATTTTCTGCTAATTTAGATGCTAATAAAATTAAATCATTAATTTTAGATTTTGCATCATCATTTAATACGGCCAATGAGTTATCTTTAGTTATTAAACTATTTAACTCTTTAGATAACTTATCAATTTCTAATATTTTAGATTTAGCGTCATCATTAAGAATTGTAACGCCATTTTTTGTCGTGATTAACTCATTTAACTCTTTTGATAGTTGATCAATTTCAACAATCTTATTAACAGCTTCATCATTCGTTACATTTAATTTTAACTCGCCCCAACTTGCCAAAACATTTTCTTTTGCCGCATCAATAGCTGCCTGCACGTCAAACTCAAAATTAGTTAGCGTTAATCTATTTTCGTTAAAAGACGACAATACGTTAGCAATGATCTGTTCTTTTTTAGCTGCTTCAAAATCCACATTATCAATAATTAATTCAATTCCTGCCTGAAGTCCAGATTCACCCGCAACGCTTGAGATTAACGCATCAAGGAAAGTCGCATCAGCACCTTGTTGCGCAGATTTATCAATCAATAAAACAATTTTAGCAAGAGCGTTATAATTTAATAAATTATCAGTTGTTGGGTCTTTTAACGCTGTAACGCCTGCCGCTTTTGTAGAATTAATTAGTTCTTGAAATAACAACGCATTAGCTTCACTAATACCTTTTGGAACTTCAATAGTGCCAAAATCAATAGCATCTTTAATATCTTGCAATGCGCCAAGCTGTAATTCTTGCACGTCTACTGACTGCCCTAATCCGCTAACTTGCGACATAATATCTTCGATTGCTTTTTGACCATTTTCGCTTGTTGCGTAATAAGATTTAATCGCGTTCATGTAAGTATCAGCATAGCCGGTAATTCCGCTCAATGCTGAGCGTTTTTCTTCTGCTGTTGCGCCAAACTTAGCTAGTTTTAGTTGCTCCTCAAAATTAGCTTTAGCCATGCCTAGTTGATTCACAGGCGAACCTGTTGTTGCGCGAACATTCTTAATCCATGCCGATATAGATTTTGAAAAGTCAGTGACGTATTTTCCTGCTTCGGCTAATTTTTCTTGTGAATAAATAACATTTAAAGTTGATTTAGTTAAGCCTTCAAAAGTTGAAACTTGTAGTGCTGCCTTGTCTGATAATGCAGTTAGTTCTTCAGAAAGTTTTGCCGCTTCTTCAGTTGTTGTTGGCATTGCTTTGTCTAAATCTGTTAGGCTTTTCTCTAATTCTTTATTTGCTCTAATTGTTTTTAGATTTTGGTTAGATGCTAAAAAATTTGCGTTTTCTGTAGCGTATTTTATTAAAGGGTCATATCTTTTTGATATTGCTAATCCATCTTCACCGCTAATTGAGAATTTAGATAATTTTACCGCTTCAGAAATAATATCTTTTGTAATATTTTCAAAGCCTGTATTTTTTAGCATTGTTTTTGTTGCTTTGTTTACGCCAGGATCATCCACTAATTTATTAAACAAACCTTTTGCTGTCGTTGAATCTGGTTTTACATTACTCGCTAACCCGACCTTTTCAGCTACACCCGCTATGCCTGTCTGTGTTTTAAACAAATAATCGCGAACTTTAGCAGCATCTGCTGTGCTTGTTATTTCAGCTGGCAATTTAGCACTAGCAGGCGCTTTTAATTTTGTTAAAAAATCGGCTACTTGTTTTTTAGAATCAATTAATTTTTGCGGGTCACTTGTAAATGCTTCATATAAGCTGTCAATGCCTGCCTTAAATTCTTTTAACCCACCAAATGCACGAGTCAATGAATCAGAGAACGTAATCAGCCCTAAGCCTGTCAAATTAGTTTTCATGCCCAACTTTTCCATTCCGCCACTAGCCACAGCAGCTTGCGCTGAAAGTCTAATTGTAGTTTCGTACAATCCCTCGCCCATTTGCTGGAATGCGGATAAGTAACGCCCAAACGCTTGACTTGCAATGTCGTCACTTGCTTTGTTGATTGCATCCTCAATTTTCTTTTGATTTTCTGCGTTGTTTTTTTCGCCAGATTTTAAAGATAATTTAATTCGCGGTAGTGTTAAATCAGTATTTAAAAGCGACGTATCTTTGAATGAATCTGTAGCAGCTTGCAATAATGTTGTGCCTACATTACTAAAAACCTGTTGAAATAATTTAGTTAACTGGCTATTAGCCCCTGTTATCACGTCAAAGTAAGTGACATCATTGCTAAACCAACCGGTGACGGTTTTCTTTATTTTTGTATAGTCCATGACTTCAATTTGCTTTTCCATCCCATCAAGCATTAGCTTTTGAGCTTTGCTGACAATACCACCGCCTACTGCTTCAAATTTAACTTTGCCAACTCCTAGTAAAACTGCCCCTAAAATCCCAACAACACCCGCGACCAAATACCCAGTAACCATTGCCATTGCAGATACGCCTGAACCTTTAAATTGATCTGCTGAATAATTAAAAGAGCCCCTATCTCTAAGTGCTAACGCTAATGATGTTGTTGTTAATTTAGTTAAATTTTGAAAGTTACTATTGATTCCTTGCAGCTCAACATATTCACTTGCATGAATTGAATTAAGTGTGTCAACAATGTTTTTGATTGATGCTGAGGCACCGTCTGAGCCTAACACGCTCCCAGTGGTTGATGTTTCAGGTGTTGTTAAATCTGTGACTTTATCGCCACCACCGGCCATAGCAAAACCAAGTCCGCCCATAATAGCCGCCATTGCCGCAACACCAGCAAACCCAGCAAACCCACCTTGCGCAAACATACGAGCCGCCCCAGCGGCAACATCAACAATCATTTTCTTTGCTGCCATTGCCATTTCAATAACCGACATACCCATTTCAATTGCGTGAAATGCTTTGCGTGCGGCTGATTTTTCGCCAAACAATTTTGCAGTAGCTCCCGCAATTTGACGCGCTCCGCTTATTTCTGCCGAAAATGCCTGAGCATCTAATTTTATTTTATCTGCTGCAAATTTCTTTGTGGCATCTGCTTTTTCTGATTCTGTTACACCTACTGATTTAATTACTGCGTCATATTTTTCTTGTGATGCCTGTTGTTTGTCGCTGATTTTTATTATTTCAGTAGCAAATGATGAAGCCGCACCTGCTACCGCGCTAATGCCGCCAAGTATTCCATCAAACGCCATTGAGCCGCTGTTGCCTAATTTATCAAACGCCTTTGATGTATTATCCATTTCATCGTTAAATGCTTTTAAAGCCTCTTTTCCTTGTTCTGCTGGCGTTTTAAAATCAACACCCTGCTGCTGAGTTAAATAATCAGCGTTTAGCTTATCCTGCCCTGCTGAGTATTCAGTATCGGACATATAAGGTTTTTGCGTCATTAATTCACTATAGCCTTTTTCAAACTTTCCGCGAGCTGTTCTTTCTAGTGCTTGCTGTTGTTCTTTAAGCGCAGTAGTGTGATCTTTTATATATTGCGTAGAATCTAATAATTTTTTATTAGCTTCATCAATACCTGTTGAATAAGTTGCTCTAAATGCTTCACCGCCACGTTTTAAACCTTCGGTTAACTTATCAATAGTTGCGTTATATTCGCCATAAGGCGTAGATTCAATTAGGCGTTGATATTCTGATTGTTCTTTATTAGCTTTTTTTTGTTCTTCTGTTAATTTTTTAGTTTTATCGCTTTTTTCTTCTAATGTTGCTACATTAATTTTTTCCGATTTAGCATGTTCTTGAGTTTTTGCCGTTGCATCAATAGTTGCTTTTGTTGCCGCAAGTTGTTCTTCTTTAAATTGTTTTAACGCAGTTAATTTTGTGCGTTCTTTTTCAGTATCAAAGCCAATAGCGGTACCAATTAAATTAGGCACGCCATATTTTTCCATTGCAGCAATGCGTTTTTCTGCTGTTTCAATTTGTTTATCAATGGTGCTTTGATTGTCTGCAATCTTTGCAAATGCCGCTCCTGTGGCTGCCGCTACAACTGTTGCGCCCATAATTAAAGGATTAGCACGGGTTGCAACATTAAAAGCTAACATAGCCGCGTTAGCAGCCCATATTACGCCAGTTAATGCTGCAATACCGCCAGCAGCACCTGCAACAATTTTTAATTCGTCTGCTACGCTTTTTAAATTATCGTAGTGTTCTTTTGTGTAGTTATTTGATTCTGCAAATTTATCGCCCATCCCTTCGTAAATGGCAATAACGCCTGTTGCTTGTTGTATCACATCGGTCAATGCGCCTTTTAAGCCAGAATCGCCTAATTGCAATGCTGCTTCACTAAGTGTGCCTTTTAACGCGTCAAACGCTTTTGCTAAACCTTGATTTAATGTATCAGTTATTTTTTTAGCTGAACCGTCTGCATTTTCTAATTTTTTTGCATATTCATCTATTTTTGTAGAGTTTGCAGCTAAAATATTTCCTGCCGCTGCTGCATCGCTCCCAAATATTTTTAATGATTCTGCGCCTGTTAAATGTGCGTCTTGCAAAGTTTTCATTACTTTTGCTAAACCATAAACTTCAACATTTAATTGCTTATAAGTTACACCATGTTTTTTTAATATTTCTACGTTATCTTTTGTGTCATTACTCAATGCAACAAGCATTGTTTTTAAGTTGTTACCCGCTTCACTTCCTTTAATCTGATTATCTGCCAAAATCCCCAGCGATGCTGTCAATGTTTCAAGATTAATTCCAAAAGTTTTCGCTACTGGCGCAATGTTTTTCATTGCATCGCCAATTTGCTCAACGTTTGTACTGGAATCTGCTGCTGTTTTTGCAAAAACATCATTAATGCGCCCAAGATCGCCAAGTTGCAATCCTAAAGCTTTCATTGTACCTGTTGATATTTCAGCAGCTTTAGCTAAATCTAAACTACCGGCAGCCGCTAGTTGTAAAACTTTAGGCGTTGCCGTCAATATCTCATTTGTTTTCAAACCTGCTGACGCTAAAACACCTTGCGCCTCTGCTGCTTGCTGTGCTGAAAAAGCTGTGGTTGCGCCAAGTTCACGCGCTTGCTTTTCCATTGCTTTCATTTGTTGAGTGGTGGCATCAGTCAAAGACTTAAGCTTAATCATTTGAGTCTCAAACGATGCCATTTCACTAATTACAGTTTTAAAGCCAATGCCAAGTAACGCAGCACTAGCCGCTTTTGCCATGTTACCTAAACTAAGCAAAGCACGTTCACTGCGTCCAGTAGCTTGCTCCATTGCAGATAGATTGCGTGATGCTGTTACTGCACTGGTCGAATCAACTGCGACTTGAATAGAATAGGTATCGGTGGTCATTTTGTTTTGCTCCGTTTTGCAATTTGCTCTGCTTGAATATTTAAATAAGCACTATCGAGCCGCATGATAGCACTTACTTCTAATGGCGTTAATTCTATGTTGGTCAATCTTGACCATGCGTCAATTTCCGCGTAACTAATTGGATTTTGACCAAACCCATTGCTTGAGCGTGTTCGGCTTAATTCGCCAAACCACGCCCAGCAATGGGCGTAATTTTCTGGCATGGGCAATGATTTATAATCATCAGATATCTCATGCCCCATTGCAATAATCGCTTGAGCTTCATCGCGTAAACTGCTTCCATTGTCGTTTGTTTTGCTGAGTTCAAATTCTCGTGTGCCAAAATCGACAATGTCATTGATTAGGCTTTGGTGAAGTTTCCCAAGTTATTACTTGCCTCAAATACTTGTTCACGGATTTCGCTGTTGCGTTCCATTAACTTTGTGGCGTTCTCTGGTGAATATTCAAAGTTAGTAATTCCACGCCATCCGACAACACGAATTGCTGCTGCGTCAATGCCAAATTGTTCATCATCTTCGATTGTGCGCTCAATTTCTTTTCCGCGTTTAGCCGCCATCTTATCCTGAGTGCTGCGCTTGTTAAGCGCTTTGCGAACCCAGTCTTGTACTTTTGGTGCGTCTTTACCTAAAACCGTAATAAATATGCCCGTATCTGCGCCATCGGCTCTTAAATATTCAAACTCATAAGCGTTTTCTGATGCGCTAACTAAATCTAAATCATCAAATGATAAACCTGTTTTTTTGCTCATGTTCGTATGTTCCTGTTGATTTATAAAAAAATACCCACGCCCGCATGATTGCAAGCGTGGGTAATTGTAGCACTATTTTTAAGCGAGTGAATCTTGAACCATGATTGTTGTCGCTAAATTAGCCACAGCACTACCACCCGCTGTATTTTTAAGCGCGGTAAATGGGAATGTGCGAGTTAAACCAGACGCGCCATCAGTTACATCAGCACCGCCAATTTTAACGCGTGACATAGTAAACGATACAAAATCAGCCGTTGCAGTGCTATCTGTTGTTAATGCCACAATGATAGACACTTCGGTTTCATTGATAAAATAATCGCGGAATGTTGCGTCAGTGAAATAAGCACTAAATGTGCCTGTTGCGCCTACAACGCCTTGAAATACGTCTGGGCGTGTTAATGAACCAACAACTGCATCAGCTACTGCAATATTGCCGTTGATGTCAAAGTCAATTGAAGTAACAATAGCAACGGGTGTGCCTGCAACAAGCAACAAACCATTTACACCAGCAGTTACGCCACCAGTAGTGATCGCAGTTGGCGAAGTTAAAACTTGTGATGTGCCAGTGGTAACGTTTAAGCCGACCAATGGAAAATCAATGGTCGCCATGCCGTTTGCAGGGATTTTTACCTGTGCGTTGGTTTGCATAATGTCAGTATAAACCTCT